ATAAAGGATATATAACCATGGCACTAGTTTCCCCAGGAATTCAAATTTCCATTAACGATCAGAGTCAATACGTATCTAACGCAGTTGGATCAGTACCACTAGTAGTATTGGCAACAGCACAAGATAAGACTTACAACGGTGCAGTAGCATCGGGTACATCTGCAGCTAATGCAGGTAAATTGCAATCATTTACAAGTCAACGTGACTTGGTAACAGCAATGGGTACACCCACATTCCGACTAAGTTCTGCAGGTACACCAGTACATGCTGGAGAACTAAACGAATACGGATTGATGACCGCTTATAGTGCCTTGGGCCTAGGCAATCAATTGTATGCCATCCGTGCTGACATTGACTTGGATCAACTAGTTGGTACTAGTGTACGTCCAAACAACACACCTGCTGATGGAACATATTGGTTAGACACAGTTAACACAGAGTGGGGAATCCACAGTCTGAATCGAACCGACAGTAAATTTGACAAAATAACTCCATTGGTAATCACCGACAGTACACAGGTTGAAAGCGATGGTGTATTTGCTTACGATGTACCAAAACCCAAACAATCAATTGGTGCAATTGGTAGTTATGCCATTGTGGCAGTGGATGCCAACGCTACAAATCCTTCTGCATTTCGTTTATGGAAAAAAACTGGTACAGATTCTGTTACAACAGGCACTGGCGGCCCGGGCTCTAATGCCTGGGTACTAGTAGGATCTACTGCATGGCAATTGTCTATTCCAGCGGTAACTGGTACTATTGCCAACCCAACAATTAGTGTTGGAACTACATTGGTAATTAATAGTTCCACTGTCACAGCAACAGGTACAACAGTTACCACACTGGCCAGCGATATTAACACAGCGGCTATCACTGGTGTTAAAGCAGCGGCAGTTAGCGGAAAACTTTTATTATTCTGCACAACCGCAGCACTTGCTGGGAAAATTTTGATATCTAGTGGCACAATGAATATCACCACAGTATTGGGAATTACTCCAGCCAGTTATTTTGCACCATTTTTGTTCTACGGTAATTACGCTGAACAACCCAGTGGTGGCTGGTTCACTACAGACACCGCACCACGTCCAACTGGCAGTATCTGGTGGAAACTGGGATCAACTGGTGTTGGATTAAATGTTGTATTAAAAAGATACAATTCAGTTACAGGCACATTCCAGTCATTAGAAGTACCAGCATATCTCAATACCAACAATTCAATTTATGGTATTGATCCAATTGGCGGAGGCCTAAACATTCCTGAAGGTCAGATCATTTTAACTTATAACGTTGCTGACACCACAGCTAATACCATTAGACTATACTATCACAGAGCACGTACTGCCAACGAACCCAATGGAGAAACAGTTGCAATTACTGGAACACCTACAACATTTACCGCGGGTAATAGTTTTAGTATTGATTACACAACACCGGGTATTGAAGAAGTTGGTTCACCTGTAACAATTACCTTGTCAGGCACAACAGCTACTTCTTTTGTAACTGATATTTTGGCTGCTAATATTCCGTATGTGACAGCCAGCATCGAAAGTAACGGCACAATCAAAATCACACACCAAACTGGTGGACAATTAATATTGTTAGATGTCAGCGGTACACCGTTAACTGCTGCAGGATTTGCAACGGATGCGAGCGGAGAACCTACTGTAGGTTCTGGATATATACAAAATAAAGTGACCGGTCAGTACGTAATAGCGGCGTATGATTTTTTAATACCACAAACATATCTTGAAATAACCGATTCTGCACCATATGCTGCACCGGCAGATGGAACATACTGGTATTACAGTAGTGCTGCTGATGTTGATATTATGATCAACAACAACGGGTGGAAAGGTTACAAAAATGTTTCCAGCGATGCACGTGGTTACAACCTAGGCAACACAGATCCAGCAGGTGTTATTGTTACTGCTACAGAACCACTTACACAAAGCGATGCTAGTGCATTGGTAGCTGGTGATTTGTGGTTGGACTCAAGCGATCTAGCAAATTATCCTAAGATTTATCGTTACACAGGTACAACCTGGACTGCAATTGACACTACAGATCAAACAACCAGCAACGGTATTGTGTTTGCTGATGCACGTTGGGACACTGACGGCACTAGTGATCCAATTGTTGACGCATTGCCAGCAATTACAAGTCTGTTGACCAGCAACTATCTTGATCTAGATGCTCCAGACTATCGTTTGTATCCACGTGGTGCACTATTGTTTAACACACGTCGTTCAGGTTACAATGTCAAACAGTACAGATCAAACTACTACAACGATGTGAGTTTCCCAAATGTTGGTGCTAACAGTATTGGTTTGCCGACTAGCTTACCGGCAGAATCCGGCACATGGGTTAGTGCAAGTGGATTAAACGACAACGGTTCAATGAAAGCTGGAACAGCTGCTCAAAGAGCTATTGTTGTTGCTGCATTATCAAGTGCAGTCGATAGCAACTTAGAAATTCGCGAAGACTTGTATCAATTTAACTTGTTGGTGGCTCCTGGTTATCCAGAGTTGATTGACAACTTGGTAACCTTAAACACAGACCGTGGTGACACAGGTTTTGTTATTGGCGACACACCAATGACATTGGCTCCCACAAGCACAGCAATCAGTAACTGGAACAGCAATACTAATGGTAATGGCTTGGCAACAGCAAGTCCATATCTAGCTGTTTACTACCCAAGTGGTTTAACAACCGACCTAACTGGCAATACTGTTGCGGTTCCTGCAAGTTATTCAGTATTGCGTACATTCTTGTACAGCGACAACGTTAGCTATCCTTGGTTTGCTCCGGCCGGAACAAACCGTGGTCTAGTAAGCAACATTCAAGATGTTGGTTACGTTAACGCCAACACAGGCGCATGGACTCACAACTCAATTGGACAAGGTCTACGTGATGCATTATACACAATGAACATCAACCCAATCACACAGTTACCAGGAGTTGGTATTGTGGTGTGGGGTCAAGAGACCAAGTCGGGTACCAGTACAGCACGTAATCGTGTGAATGTAGTACGCTTAGAAAATTATCTAAGAACTGTGTTTAAATCTATATCAAATGGTTATTTGTTTGAGCCAAACGATCAGGTTACACGTAAGTCAATTGCAACACAAATTGAAAGTGCATTAAATGACATTCTAAGCAAGCGTGGTATTTACGACTTCTTGGTAGTTTGTGATACTAGCAACAACACTTCTAGCACTATTGCCAATAATCAGTTGTACGTGGACGTAGCAATTGAGCCAGCACGTGATGTTGAATTTATTTACATTCCTATTGCGTTGTATAACCCAGGTGCGTTAGCAAGCCTAGGCACATCGTCAACTTAAGAATATAGATAAATAAGAGTATAGGAGAATAACATGGCCGTAGCAAGTTTAAGCAAATTTACAGTTCCACTATCAAATGACCAAAGTGCAAGTAGCCAAGGTCTTTTGATGCCCAAGTTAAAGTATCGCTTCCGTGCGAGCTTTTATAATCTTGGTGTAACTAACCCAACCACAGAACTAACCAAGCAGGTGGTAGATATCAAACGTCCAAGCGTACAATTTACGCCTGTTACAATTGATGTTTACAACTCAAAGGTGTACTTGCAAGGCAAGCCGGAGTGGCAAGAAACCACAATCAACTTCCGTGATGATGCAACTGGTCAAGTCAGTAAACTTATTGGCGAGCAGATCCAGAAGCAGTTTGACTTTATGGAACAAAGCTCAGCACCTAGTGGCGTTGATTACAAGTTCCGTATGGAATTTGACATCTTGGATGGTGGAAACGGACAAACAACTCCGGTGATTCTTGAGCAGTGGGACCTAGAAGGTTGTTTCCTAAGTTCAGTTGACTATGGCGACATGGCTTATAACAGTAATGATCCTGTGCAAATTGCAGTCAACATCCGCTTTGACAATGCTGTACAAACAATCGGTGGCGGTGTTGGTACTACTGTTACTTTCCCAAGAGGTGACAGCGTTAACTAATTGATAAATTTTATCAACTAACCCGAGCTTAAAAACCTCGGGTTTTTTATTGGATAAATATTAGTATGAGCATTAATAAACATTTATCATCGTCTCAAGTTAATTACCCAAATACAGTTACAAATCCTCGCGGGCAAATGTATGACTACCGCCATGCGGCAAGAATATTCACCGACGACAATTTCCGACTAAGTCCCAAATATGGATTTTTGTTTTATGTGGAATTTGATTTTAATCCATTGATTACAAATATCTCCGATCAAACCTTGCAATACAAAAGCATGGGTAGTGGCAATGCTCCAGCAAGAGAATT